TCACAGGTCTATATCAACCACAACGCTTGACTTGTATTCAACGGTCAGCTTGTTATCAAAGACCGTTATCTTCTCTATAAGCTTTCTGACCAGCTGCTCATCGTATTCAATCAGTTCACCAGTCTGCTCTTTAAGGAACTCTGTCATTTCTTCAATACGCTGTCTCTTGCCTTGGCGCTCAGCATTTTGCACCTGGGTATTTTGCTTTAAACCCCGTAATCGGTAAATCTCATCAGCTACATTGTTATAGTCAGCCTGGGAATTTGCTAGATTTAAAAGTTCTTTTTGTAACGCTTCCAGCTTCTCATCAAAATCATCGGTGGCTTTGTCACCCACCTCATTAAGTACGGTAGCAATGTTCACTTGCAAAGTTTCAAGGAAGGTATTCTTACTGCAAAGCGCCTCGTTAATTGCTTTAACAACTGCATTTTGGAGAGTTTCTTCATTTACCGTTGGTGAACAGCAATCCGAGCCTTTCTCCTCAAGGCGGCTGACACATCGCCAGACTATAGACCTACAGCCTCGATTGTTCCAATGCACCCTCCTGTAGATCTCTCCACATTCACCGCAATAAACAATGCTTGATAACGCATATCTGCTGCTGTAGACTCTTTTCTTGCCATTCTTCCCCGTATAGAGATTTGCGCGTCGTATTAGCTCTTCCTGCACCTGCATGAAAATTTCACGCGGGATTATAGGCTCGTGACTGTTCTCGACATAATATTGCGGAACAATACCATTGTTGACCACACGCTTCTTTGATAGAAAGTCGACAGTATAGGTCTTCTGCAGCAGGGCGTCCCCGATATACTTTTCATTTTGCAAAATCTTCTTGAGTGTCTCCGGTCTCCACTTCGCTTTATTTGCCGCTGTTAGGATTCGGTCAGCTTCCAAACTGCGTGCTATTTGCAGAAGGCTTGCACCCTCAATATACTCGCGATAGATCCGCTTAACTACTTCTGCTTCTTCCTGGACAATGACCAGGCGCTTATTCTCTTTGGTATAGCCTAAGAACCGGTTGTGGTTAATTTGGACCTCACCTTGCTGGTAGCGATACTGAATTCCAAGCTTTACGTTCTGGCTGAGCGATTGGCTTTCCTGTTGGGCTAAGGATGCCATTATGGTGAGCATAACCTCTCCCTTGGAGTCCATCGTATTGATGTTCTCTTTCTCGAAAAACACAGGAATATTCTTGTCTTTGAGCTGTCTAATGAATTTTAAACAATCCAAGGTGTTTCGAGCAAAGCGGCTGATGGATTTGGTAATAATCATGTCGACCTTACCTTCCATGCAGTCCTCAATCATGCGGTTGAACTCATCACGCTTCTTTGTATTGGTTCCTGTGATTCCGTCATCAGCATAGATCCCTGCCAATTCCCATTCTGTGTTGCTCTGAATATAGTTCGTGTAATGCTCAATCTGGACTTCGTAACTTGTTGCCTGCTCATCGCTGTCAGTAGAAACACGGCAGTAAGCTGCAACCTTAAGTTTTGGTTTTTCATCAGTATTTACATTATTGCCTACTCGTGCACGTGCCGGTATCACCGTAACACTTCGATTATTCGCCATCTGCAATCACCTCGCTTTCAATTAAACTGTAGGCATATTCGGCTTGTTGAAAGGGATCATCATAAAGATGCTGTGCTGTTTGAGCATTATACCGCAGTTTTGGAATAACCGATTTTGGAATCTCCTGTTCACGAATTCTTCCAAGCATCTGAGCCCGCCTCAGTTTTTCTGTCTCGACCTGTTTGATCATTTCATCGTTTATTATTTGTGGGTAGAAGTCATCACCAAGGTATCGCTTATTTGTAAGAATCCTGGAAATCGATGCATGACAGCGCTTGATACCAGCCTTTTCTGCAGCATCTGCTAAAGAGAGTCCGGAAAGATATAATTGAAACAAATCCCTTAATTGTGTTGCTGCTTTTTCATCAATAATCGCCTTACCGTTTTTGATGATGTATCCGAATGGTATGTGGTTCACCTATATCACCATCCTTTCCTTAAGAGTGATACCGCATTTCATCTTGAAGGCTATTTCGACTTGCGAATATACAACGATTCTTTCTACATAGCGTTCAAACAGATTTTCCTCGAAGCTATCAATCGGCTCTGCCTTTGAAACATGCTTGAAAAGCTGTTCAACTTCAGTGGTAACAGTCATTTCACCATTCACCGATCGAGAAAGGGCTTCTTTTTGTTCCTTTAGCAGAGCAGCTTCCTTTCGGAGCTCATTATTCTGTGCATTGAATAGGGCAGGCTCTAAATAGCCTTTGGTCATTAGTCCAATCAGCACTTGGCTCCGCTCTGCATTCTCCTCTATCCTCGATTCAAGCGTCTGGATTTCAAAAAGGTTATCTGAGTAGTTCACAGCTTTTAAACTCTGCAGCAGTGGCTTTAGAATAAACTTATGACCGAAAATCAACTTATTGATCATTGTTATAAAAGCCTGTTGAATAACATCATCTCTAATGGACCTCATTGAACATCCTGAAATGTCGTAGATGTGTTTAGAACAACACCAGGCAATATATTTGTTATTTCCATTACCTTGTATCCTTCTTTTGAAGGTACTGCCGCATTCGGAACACTTTATTTTCCCCGATAGCGTATAACGATTTTGGTACTTGCTGTTCCCCTTTTCTATCCCTTTTTCTTTTCCCCGCTGATTCAACAACTTACCTACAGCTTCGAATTCTTCGTGGCTAATGATTGCTTCATGATGCTTCTTTATTAGGTATTGATCCTTCTCACCGTAGTTATAATGCCTGTTGAAATGTTCATCAGTATAAGTCTTTTGTAAAATCACATCTCCGGTGTATCTCTCGTTGCATAAAATACCGCGAACCGTGGTAGCCGTCCAGTTTGCTTTTCTTCTTGATGGTATGCCATCATTTTTCAGACCATCAGCGATTTTATGAGTTCCTTTGCCAGATAAGGCTTCTGCAAAAATGCGCTTCACAATTGCTGCCAGTTCTTCGTTCACAACCATCTCTCCATCCAAATAATCGTAACCGTAGGGTGGATAGGAGAGTTTATATGTCCCATTCTGGAAACGCTTCTGTATTGACCATTTGTTGTTTTCAGAAATAGAAATCGACTCACTCTCAGCCAGACTGCTCAGGATCGTCAGCATCAGTTCACTATCCATCGATTGTGTGTTGATGTTTTCTTTCTCGAAGTATATGAAGACTCCGAGGTCGGTCAGCTTACGAACTAGCTCAAGACAATCTGTTGTATTTCTGGCAAACCTGCTGATTGACTTGGTTACAATGAAATCAATCTTCCTCTGTTCACAGTCTTTCAGCATTCTCAACAATTCAGTGCGTTTTTCCTTTTTGGTACCTGTAATTCCCTCATCATAGTAAATCCCTGCGAGCTCCCATTCCGGATTTGCTTTTATGAAGGATTCATAATGTGTCTTTTGAGCTTCAAGGCTGACTAATTGTTCATCACTATCTGTTGAAACTCGGCAATAGGCCGCAACTCTCAGCTTAGGTTTTGCAGCTATTAATTCTGCCGATATTTTCGTTACTTTTCTCACCATTCTCACCTCCTTCAGGTATGTGACATATTACCTCTGAGTGCCCACTATATCAAGGTATTTAAGGCATTAGCTGTGCATATAAAGGTGAGAAAATCTGCCGGTTTAGCTTATTGATTTTGTCGAATTCATCCTCAGAAATCAGACCCATTTTCAGCATCTTCCGAAGTATATTTTCTGCTCTCCAGTAGTCTAATTCACTCTGGAACTCGTCAGATGTTAGCGGTCTGAGTTTTGAAACTACATTAGTACTTGATCCATCTGTAATTTTTGTGACTTGCATATAGGTTGACCTCCTCTTCCGCAGGAAACCATCCTGCACCTATATGCAAAAATTCGAGATAATTCGAACCCCATTTTCAAACATAAAAAAATAGCCTGAAGAGCTTTGACACTCCTCAGGCCACGTTTCAAAATCAATCATATTTTATGTAGGCGTCAGTAAACCCCGCTTTTTTTGCTTTTGCAAGCTGTTCTTCCGCATTTGACTTGACGGAATATGCTCCGATTTGAACACGATAATAATGAGTTGAACTATTGGTTTCCGCTTCTGCGTTCTTATAAGCAATGCCAAAATATTTCAACACGCCCTTGGCAAGAGCTATTCCTATCAATTCTATATTGCTGACTATCCATGCAGCATCTTCTGCATTGTCGTGGAAAGCTATCTCCACCAAAGCTGCCGGTGCATTCGTATTCCGAAGCTCATATAGGCTTGGATTAAACTTTACGCCTCGATCAGATGTTGGTGTAAGCGGTTCAATTTCTGAATAGATTGCCTTAGCCGCCTTTTCACCATCGCCGCCTGCAGCATAAGCAAAGACCTCACCACCCCTTCCTCCTCCAGCATTACTATGAATGGCAAAATGCAGATCTGGTTTAACTCTATTGCTGTCATTCACCACCTGACCCAAGCTCCACTCTGGCCTGTTCCTATAAACATCCACACCATGATTCTGAAGCACTTTTTGTGTGACATCAGCTATTTCATTCATTCTTGTTTCCTCAACACCATAGCTTCCATAGCCCTGGTTATGCTCTTGAGTTGATGGACTTAAATATATTGATTTACCCATTATGCTTTTTCCTCCTTATTCAGCTGTTCTAAAACTGTCTTGAGTTTCTCTGGAATCGGCAGCCCGATTTTAGCCGTATTTTCTAAAATGCTGATCCCTTCATTAGACAAATAGAAGAAGATTACCGCAGTGCGAATGGCACTACCGGTTCTTATAAGCTCTGCATCAATAATGTGTGCTACCGCCACTAAAGAGAAAATCAGGACCTTCTTAAAAATCCCTCTAAAGCCGACCTCACTGGATAGCTTCTTTTCTAAGACTGCCACCATGATGCCAGTCAAATAATCGATGACTACAAAGGCTATCAAGGCATAGAGGAAACCATCAAGGCCCCCCAAGAAATAGCCTACGTATCCACCAAGCGCAGCAATGACTATCTGAATGCTGTTAATAATGACTTTCATGTATTAATCCTCCTGATTTAAAAGTAAAAGAGCCCTTAGGCCCTTTTCAAAATATAACTTATTCTATTTATGGTTCTGTGATTCTGAACCAGTCACACCTCCCTTTGTAGGTCACTCCATTAGAATTATTTCTGAAATAGCCGATACCGACGTGACTTATTGCAGACAAAAAGTTTGCTATGGTTTCGGTGAATATCTGCCACCAGAAATCCCCGTCAATGGACATTTCCAAATAGTATGAGATACCGACTTTTCTCACTCTCACATATATGAAATTCGAATCCCAGCCTCCATTTAAATAGGCATCACTTGAGTATGCTGTATTCGAAGTAAATTTGATTGCCTGCATTCCTGAATAATTATCTCTGTTGCATTTCCCGAAAATGATTCTCTTTCCATTTGCGCTGTTATACAGGCAGATTCCAAAATTGAAGTAATTGAGTTTCGGACCGCTTATTATGATCTTTGCTGTTGAGGTGAAATCTCCCGCAGGTGCGGTTTGCACGAGCAGCCTAGTGTGATCCCCACCAGATAGAAGGTCAATTGCGCCATACCTGCCGTTTTCTACCCATGTTGACGTTCCTTGATTTATCCAGGACCACTTGCTATCCATAGCTGTATCATCAAACTCATCATCTTTAGTATGTGGATTTGATGGTGGTACATCAATTGGATTTGCATAACTTATTCCACCACTTCCGCTGGCCGAGATTGTTATTGTCTTTTGTTCATCATTTTGTGATATTGATACATTGGTACCTGCCGCTAGAGTAACATCGCCTGTCAGAGCATTCGCTCCGGTTCTTTTTAGGCTCGATACTCTTTGAATGCTGCTATGCAAATCCGCCGCATGTCTTTCTGCATTGTAATATTGAGGATGATCATCGGAATTTAATCCAAGCAGCATGGAATGAGTATGATTATGGCTCACCCCTGCAGGGCTTTCTGTCGCAGGAGTTGATAAAGGGCTGTTTTGGGTAAACATCGACATCCTCTCGACAATCTGGTTCATACGGATCTCATGCTCCAGCATGATGTTGTTGAGCTCAAGGACATAACTTAAAGCTCCTGCTTCATCCTCCTCACAGGTGATTCCTTTGACTCTTACTTTGCCATCAAAGCCGTCGATGTCACTCCCTTCCGGCGGGATATACCAACCAATCCAATCACCCATCATGAAGGTTTCAAATGGCTTCAGCTTGTTTCCATCTGAATCAATAAACTTAATTACAGTGCCCTGAATACCCCAACTTACCTGAGCTGCATTTCGCAGAAACAATTGTCCATAGTCCTGAAGCTTAGCCCAGTCACTAGGGATGTTTCTTGCTTGCAGATAACCTTCTCTCCTGCCCCAATCTGTCTGACTAGTGGGATGCGCGGTTTCAATCAAGCTGCCACTTTCACCTTCGACCAGTAGTGCATTCGTCATATTTGAGCTGTCACTCTGGTTCTGAAGTTTCACAATTGCCTGTCCCGGCCTGTATTTTACAGTGTCATATTTGTCAGCACCCTTCGCCTTGTATAGCTTAAGATGCAATGTCGGCGTCATCTCAAGATCGAAGAGTCCCATCCCTTCACTCAGCTTTGTCGCTACCTGCGATAGCGGTGTGCCTGAATGAAATGAGAGTGTCGTGGAATCCTCAAATGGATTGCCGAGGGTATCTGAATCAGCGCTCCAATCAATAACAATTCCTGTCAAGCAGCCTCTTTGCTGAGCTTCTAACAAAAGCTGTCTTAATATCGCACCCCCATGTGCGTCCTTGAAAGTTCTTTCTAGTGTTACTGGATGTGGCATCCCTTCCGGATAAACCACAGCTCGATCAAGAAGTGAGAGAACTCCTCTTCCGCTCACCTCGATCATCTGCTGCTCGCTATCGTCCACATAGGAAGGCCTTCTTGTTTCAATGATCCATTTGAAAAGATCAATGCCATCAAGCCTGCAGAGGATTAAATTCTGATCTGTTACATAATCCCTGCTGCCACCCTTCTCATCATACCTGCTGATTGAAAACTTACCGCTTCCGGGGTTGTTCAGAAGAACCTGAAAAGATTTACTCTTTGCTCCATCAAGCTGGCAAAGGATTGAGTTAGGATTGTTTTTATCGCAGACGAAGAGTTCGATTCCAATATCATCGGCAGGCTCAGCATCATAGACTTCCATTCCGATAACATTACTGTATCGCACACCGGGCGGATCTGGCACTGTCAGTGCGACCTTGACCGCTCCGCTTTCTGCCTCCTGCGGTATCTGGAACACGATCTTTTCCCAGCTCCAAGAAATCACATTGCATAGCTGGGTGCCAAGATAGACATAACCACCATAACCTCTCGCTGTTCGGTCAGCATTCAGTGGGTCTGCTTCTGACTTCGATCCAAACCCGTTACCGTAGATTGTGACAATCGTGCCTTCAGATGCTCTAGTTGTTGACAGCCTTTCGACAAACGGAAATGGCGGATCACTTGTGATGTTCTCATATTCATATAGCGCCCTTTGATCCGTCCATATATTTGCCTTTGCAACGTTCTCGTAGAGAGCAATAGTCCTTTTTCTTGGCCAGAGATTCAATTTAGCAATATTTTCATAAAACGCAAGAACCCTCTTGTTGGCCCAAGAATCAAGTTTTCCGATATTCTCATAGAACGAGAACGCTCTTTTCAGCACCTGGCTTATAGTTAGCGATTGTGTCTGCGATACAGTTGTGCCGCTTGCATTTATTGCGGTTACTCGCCAGTACCATGTTCCATTGGATAGCATCGTCGCTACTCGGCAAGTGGTATTGTGCTTCACATTTAAATATTCACTTGTTATCTTATTTGAACTATCAAAGGTGCTGACTGTATCAATCTCGAATTTGACTGATGAGGCAATCAGCTGATTCGTATTATCGCTATAGATCGCATCAAAAGGACTAATTGTTACAGTCAAATTCACCTGATTCGCAGGGCTGACAAGATTTATGCTTGGAAGGCCCATCTAATCACCCCCTTTATGACCAGGTCCCGACTGTAACTATAGCCCTCGCTGCCTTTGGTCCTAATGTCAAAAGCGGTGGTCCAAGCAGATTTCTGACAAATATTGTGCTGGACAATGAACCAGGCCCTATGGAAGAAATATCAAGCACACTTTGCCACGGCCCATCCTGACTGAATGAAATCGTAAAATCTCCATGATTGAGCTGAATATTAACATTGTTAGCAATCTTTGAGCTGCTTGTATTTTTGATTTTAAAGCTTTGTATTTCCGTAGTTCCTTCCGGCTGGTCTCCAAAATCTATAAGTGAGGTCAGCTCGACTCCAGATGCATCTGTTAGAGCAACATCATCCGGCTGTTCCCCTGCAGCCTTTCTTCCATAAAAATGAATCCCACACAAATATAAATCATCAAATTGCGGAGAAGTTTCGCGAAATCCTATTCTGATTGCTTTTACTGGACCGGAAAAAGAAAGGGTAAATATTTTATTTCTCCAATGGTCCATGTCCGTGTTTGCTGCCGGAATTGTATAAACGCCAGTTTCCCAGGTTCCATCAACTCCATTTGTTGTATCAGCCGAACCTTGAATCGTTTGGCTTACAAAAGTGCTGGCAGTCGTAGAACCCCAATGGAATGCTACTTTATTAACTTCCCTAAGTTCAGGAAAGAAAAACCAGAATGCTGCTCCCAGCCTGTAATCAGCAACCTTCCAGGACTGAGATCTGTTCTCTTTATTCAAGTTGCCTTTTGCTGTGCTGTCAAGCCACGATGCCAAGCCGTTACCGATTATCTGATCAATAGTATTGATGTCCGACATACTTCGGAAACCTACCTCTGTTCCATCAATATCATATGGCATTCTGTGTTCCGCCACTTCTGCGTACATTGCTTCCACCTCCTAAAAAAATGCCGGGTAATATTCCAGCTTGATGCTGCCACCCGACACTCCGTTTGTTAATCTCAATTGGTTATACCCTGCTTCAAGCACGTGCCAGTATGCGTCTCCTCCATGTCTTATAGCCGAGAGCATGTTGGTGGTACCCTTTGTGCATTTAAAATCTCCTGTGTTTATAACTACGCTTTCTCCTGCTCCGATGCTCCCCTGATACTGAAGCCACACATCGCTGTCCAGACATTCAATCTTTGGTGATTCCATCGGACCAGTTAAAGTGATGATTGCGTCTGTAACCGGAGCATTCCCCGTATTATTGTGGCTCCACTCCTGGGTTGTCGAAGTTATGATCTGTGTTTCCTGAGCGGTCTGGGAAGCATAGAAAAACGGATCTGAAAGCACGAATTCCACTGCGAACTTGGCGTGTCCAGCCTGTGTCTTTCCAAAACTGACAGGTCGGTATACTTCGGCTAATGCCTCTCTTACAGTTCCGTCAGGAAGAATTCTTTTCAGTACATGAAGGCCACGTTTACCGAAGACACCACTTAGATAGTCGATGTTGTCATACAATGCTTCATTCTCGCTCATGCCACTCGGCAGTTTTCCGGTCAAAGAGTCAAGACCTCTCACCCACATGGGCAGCATCACAATTCTTTCATCATATCTCTTTTTTATCCACCGCTTCCCATTTTGAAATGGTACCTGTAAATTGCTGCCTCTTAACCCCGGCGTCCCTATTCCTTCTGGAACTTCAATCACAGACCATGCTTTGGTGTTTAAACTAACACCATTAAACTGCCATGTTTGTCTTTTCAAATCTCACTTCACCTCCCCTTATCCCAAGCCATAGGACTGTCTGAGAAGCGCCCTGCGAGTGCTATCAGAAGCTGCTTCCGGCTTAGGATTATTTATTGTAATATCGTAGTTGTTTGTCACATTGCCACTTTGAATTCCTGCCTCAGATGTGTTAGTCTTTGCTCCGACTCCTACTTTCTGCAAAGCTCTCGCCATGAGCTCATCGAGCTTTTCTACAGGAACAACCGCCTCAGTGCCAGCTTCACCAACACCAATGACGCTTGGGCTTGAGAAAATCCCACCTGTCGAATACCAGTTAACCGAAAGCTTCGGCACCTGTGGTGGGCTTAAGCTGAATTTGCCTGTTAGCTCGAAGTGCGGCAATTTGATCTGAGGTATCTTTATTTCTGGAAGCTTTATGTTCCTGAAGAATCCTACAATTGCATCAATCGCGTTTTTGACTGTGTTTTTCGCCGCATTGATCGGAGTTTCGATTGCCGTCTTGATACCTTGCCATATACTCGAGGTGACTGATTTTACAGTGTTCCAAGCCCCAGTTATGGTGTTTTTTACAAATCCGATCTCAACGGAGATAATGCCTTTAATCAGGTTCAACACTCCGCTTATAACACTTTGGATTCCATTCCACAGATTCTGAGTCAGATTCTTTATGCCATCCCATACGCCTTGCCAATCTCCCTTGATGAGGCTGGTCACAATCTGGATAATGTTTTTTATCACATTCAATGCTGTCGTTACTACCGTAGCTATAACATTGAAAGCCGCTGAAATTACTGTGACGATATCTGCTCCATATTTCTGCCATACTGCTCCTGCGACTTGCACAAAAGCCTGTATCAAGGCCCTTATCGCTTCGAATACACCGGCCATAATTGTCTTAATCTGATTCCACACGGTGATGACGCTATTTCTAAAGGTCTCATTATTCTTAAAGAGCAAAACAAATATAGCAATAAAGCCTGCTACTGCAGCAATGGCAATACCGACCGGTCCAGTAATTGCAGCGATTGCTGCACCTACAGCTCCGGATGCTCCACCTGCCGCTGCCATCGCACCAGAGACCGCCCCAAATGACGTGGAAATGGTTCCTATTACGGAAACCAACTTTCCTACGATCAGGAGCAAAGGACCCACAGCGGCAGCCACAAGGGCGATTTTGACGATCATTTCCTGTTGTTCCTTGGAAAGTCCCTGGAACCTATCCATCAAGGGCTTAATGATAGCAATCAGCTTCTCAAGTATTGGTATGAGTATCTGTCCGAACTGAATCCCAATCTGCTGGGCCTGTTCCTTCATAATCCTCAGTTTGTTGGTCGGAGAGTCCATGGTTCTTGCCAAGTCACCCTGGGCATTCTTCGTTGCTTCCATTATCGCGCCATAACGTGCCTGCACCTTCTGCGCTTCTGTCAGCTGCTCACCCTGTTTTGCAATTCCATTTGCATATGCATAAGTCTTTATGGTGTTGTCATTGACCAGGATACCTAGAGCTTTCAAAGGCTCCGCCTCTCCAGAGATACCCGACTTTAATTTATCGAAGGCCTCTTCTGGCTTCAGGTTATAAAATGATGCCATGTCATAGGATAACTGTGTCAGTCCTTCTGACATTTTTAGTGATTCATCAGATGTAAGTCCCATGGAGGTGAGCATGGCATTGTAGGTGGCCATATTGTTTCTGACATTGTAGGCGTTTAATCCTAGTGCCTTGGAGGTTTCCTCGGACCATTTCCTTGCATCGCCTGCCACTGCTCCCATTGCCACTTCAAAGAGGTTCTCAGATTCTACAGCATCCATTGCCATCTTGGTTGCCGCAGTTCCTATTCCGAGCAAAGGAAGTGTCACCGCAGTAGACAATGTCTTTCCAGCTGAGGATATCTTATCCCCCACAGCCTTCATTTTTTCTCCGGCTTTGTCCATGCTTTCAGAAAGCTTATACCAGGCTGAACTTTTCGTTTTCAGTTCTTCTGTGGTTGCTTTGAGCTCCTGCTGCATTTTGCCCAGCTCTGCATTGGCGTAGTTCAGTTTAATCTTCAGGTTTTCAGTGGCCTTGGCATCAGCACCTTTTTTCTCAACGCTCTCCTGGTAGCTTTTTGTCAAGGCTGCGACCTTGTCCTTTTGCAACTCCATCTGCCGGCTTAAACTATCCGCTTTCAGCTTGAGTCCATCAGTAGACTTACCAAAATCACCAAGCTTTGAGCTGGCTGCCGCAAATTCACTCTGTATCACTTTCAGGCTTCTTTGGATTTTGCTGACACCTTCCTGGAATCCGCTGTCGTCAAGTCCAACCCTAGCCACTACAGTATTGCTACCGTTTGCCATTCATCCCACCTCCTCTAGAACAGAATATTGTCAATGGTATCAAAGGAACTCTGCTCATCAATTCCGTTGACTGTTTTATAAACCTTAAATAGCACCTGCAGTTTTTTCGGGGTACTGTTCCAAAACTGTTCCTCGCTCATTTGAAGAAGATTTGTTCCCAAATAGAAAAGCCACTCCCAGTCCCATGTATCAGAACTTAAGTGGCTTTCGCTTCCCCCGAGGCATCCTCCGCCTCCGGCATAGCTTTGCTTAGCGCTTCGTTGATTGCTGTCCCGAGCCTTTCTAAATCATTCAAGCCCAACTGCTCGCCCACGGTTTTTAAGGTTATTTCCTCATCCTCAACCTTCACTGCGGCATAGATGAGCGCCCTGACCGCTTTAAGCTTCATGCTCTGCAAATCATCAAAAGCGGTGTTCAGATCCCCATAAACTTCCTCCAATTCGCAGAAAGTGTTCATATCCAGCTTCAACTCATACTCTTTATCACCCAGTTTGAATTTAATTCCTTTATTTTTTAGTTCAGCTGCTTTCAAGTACTATCAACTCCTTCCTACACAGCAGGCGTTGGCTCTGCGGGTACTGCTGTAAACCAAGCTGCAATAATGGTCTGGTCAATTCCGGTTTCATCTTCATCGGCGATAAATCTGAAGTTGCCGTCAAAATCCCTGGAAAAGAATGTGCCTTTGAGTTTGGCGCTTTTAGGCTGTGGCTTTTCTGCTTCAGTGTCATACTCATCTGTAGCCAGTTCGAATTTGCCTTTAAGCAGCCACACATAACGGTATTTTCCGTTGTGCTTCTTGGATTTAAACCCAAGTGCCAGTGTCGGCGCAATATCCTCTTTGCTTTCAATGAGAACACCCTTGACCACCTTCGCTCCCTGCAGGGTTGCCCTGCTTGTAAGCGACAGCTGGTTGAGTTCGATTTCCACATCAACGCTGTCGAAGGCTGCAATGATGTCCTCCACCGTATCATCTGAATAAATGTTTTCTGAATTCACTTTTGGCGAAAGCTTGGCGCTGACTGCCCTTTCCAGCTTGCTTGGTGCCGCATAGGTTGCGCCTGTCTCGTCATCGTCTGTGAGCAGCGCAATGTGTATATCTCTTAATCCAATTTGTCTTGCCATTTAGTCGACCTCCTTTGATTCTAAATAGTAAAATTTGAGTCCCTTATGATAGAGGCCCGTATCCGGCTCGTAAAAATCCGCTTCATTAAGTCTTTGAAACCCTGCCGCAATAAGAAGTGCTTTTATATTGCTGGCTAACGTGGTGTAATCCGCTTTTGACCAGATATCCACTTGGACATAATGCCCGGTAAATGCTTCTTCATCTTCCTCGAATTCCTCACCGGACTGAAGGTATTCGTGAAAAGTGATATAGGTCGTATCTGATCCGGAATATTTCTGAAATCCTACTGGAATGCCAAGGGGCTTTAATGTATCTATGACCAGTTTATTAATCAAGATCACCAAGCCCCCTTTCCAGTTCCTCTTTAATTACTTCATTGATTTTCTTTTTGTTCTCCAACACCGAATTCTCCGCCCAATGTTGCGCTGGAATCTTTGATGTACCCCATTCGGTAAATTTCGAATAGAAGAACTCCGAATTATCACCTTTGTTTGGGCCGATTGTAACAAAGTCCACACCATTTTCGCTTTCAATCTCCGACACCTTGATGTTGTCAGCCATGTGCTTTTTAGTAAGCTCTGATCTTGGAGCTTTCTCTTCCATGCTGCTTTTGACCATTGAACCGGCTTTGTCCAGTGCCTTCTTTTTGATCTCTGTTCCCTGGCTTCCCAGCTTGTTCACTCTATCGATGAGCTCCTGCATGCCTTCCAATTCAATCTTAGCCATCCGGTTCCACCTCCATTGCCTGAATCTCGATATACCGATTCCTGTACTTAATGTTATCAATGGCAGTGATGTTGTAGCTCTTTCCTTGAAAAAGGATTTGCATGGTCTGATCAACCCCGGCCAAAAATCTGATCGTGAATTTGACTGTGTTTTCTGCCTGGACTGCTTTTGCTTCGAAGTATTCCTTGCCATGAAGATTTGTGACTGCCGCCCATACTGTTCTATACTCCTCTGGCTCCTCAATTTCGAAGCCATTCTCATTGATCACAGGCAAAATCCTTCGAATAGTGATACGATGCCTGAGTTCTCCAATATGCATCTTTACCACCCATCCTTCCGGTATGCGAACAGCAACCTTTTCAGAAGATCAATCATTGCCTTCATGTCCAAGGTTTCGCGCTGCTCGTATAGATTACCAATTGCATAGAGGACCGCTTGCTTCACTGTTTCTGGAACCTCAAGAAATTCTGAAACCGGAAAACGCAGGATGTCCTCGCAAAGCTCCTCTGCGGCATTGATACAATCAGAGATGAGCGTATTGTCCTCATCACCATCGACTTTCAAATATAACTTTGCTTCTTCAAGTGTAACAACCAACACACCCACCTCCCCTCATTATTCAGTAGCCATAAGCCCTGCGGCTTTGAGTTTGGCAAGCAGAGCGTTAAAATCAACGACCAGTCCTGCAATTGTTGATGCAACGCTATCCGCCTGAAACGCGGCAGGTGTAAAATCAGAGGGCAGCCCAATAACCTGGCCACCCTCTGCAATCTCAAGTGTTCCACCAATGACGGTTTTCTCTCCGCCCTGTTCTGTATAATTCTTGACGTTACTCATTCTCTTTCACCTACGCTTTCTGCTGAAGCACCTTGATGGCTTCAGGAAGGATCAGCTTTCCATCTACTCTCTGGGTTGCCTTGAATCCGACCTGGCCTGTAGCAGCGAAAAGCTCATTCAGCCTCTGGAAGGACCTACCCTGTCTGTCAGCTACCCAGTAATATCCAAAGTCACCGAAAGCGATGGACTTTGCTCCGGCGGCAATTGTAGGAACATATACTGATGTCTTGACTGGTCTATTCAAGATAGTGTCCGGCTGCCCCTCCTGAATTGAAGGCTGCCAAATGTACTGTCCGTTACCATCCTTCAGCTTTCTAATTGCCTTGACGGTTGCATCGTTCATGATGAATATTGCGTTCTTTCTGTAAGGTGATTTCAAGCTGTAGAACAAATCCATAACCTCATCAATCGTGATGGCAGTCGCAGATGCTGCTGTGATGCCAAGCTGCGCACCGCCAGTGCCATTGAAGATTCCTGTAGGCTTACCAGTGCCATCCCCGATGAAGAACGATTCTTCTTCCTTTGCCCCAATTCTTCTAGCGAACTCCCTGGCGATATAGCTCTCCAAATTAAAAACACTATCATTAAGGAGTTCTTCCGAAACCTTAATCATAGTGGCTAATTTGTAAGCACCGATTGAAACCTGCCCGAAAGCATCATCCGCTTCTGGGATTTGTCCTTCTTCATCTACCCATGACGCCGTTCCCTTGGATGCGACGACAGGAATTTTTCTATCCCCTGAGGAAGTTGTGATGACCTTTGCCATTGTTCTAAAGATGTTCTCTTCATCCAAGGCCTCAATCAATGTCCTCTCGAATTCGTCCGGTACCAAGTATCCTCCTTCGGAGTCAGTACCAATCTGCAGGGCGTTCTGTACATCATAGCTATTCTTGTTTCTCATAGCTTTCCAGAAAGCTTGATTATAGGAATCGGATGCTCGACCCTTCTTCATCTCCCCCGTCTGACTTGCTCCAGGCTGATTAGTAATCGGTAAAGATGTGGGACGGGAAAGTTCTGCATCGATAGATGCCTGACGCTCCAGTCGCTCAATTTCTTTGCCGAGGTTCATAACATCCGTCTCCATCTTTTCGTAGGTTTCAGTATCTACGGCTGAGAGTATGCCGTCAGTCCCTCTCTTGCTGTCTAAAAAGGCTTTTGCCCCTTCCCATGCTTTAGCGCGTTTTTCTCTAAGTTCAAGAATTGTGTTCATATAAATTTTCCTCCTTAATTTTAGTGAGCCAGCAGGCTCAGTCTTTTTTCTAGCTGTTCAATTGGTGTTTTGTTTTCAGGCTTAGGTGGGATAAGTTTTGAGAGCAAAGAGTTTGTCACCGCTGAACGTGAAAACATCATGGCTTCTAACGGTTCCTTCTGTTTATCCTCATCACCGTCAAACAGGATTTTATCTGCAAAGCCTAGTTCCACTGCTTTCTTGGCATTGAACCAGGACTCAGCATCCATCAGATGTGAAAGCTTAGACCTTGATAGTCCAGTCTTGATCTCATAGGCGTTCATAATGCTTTCCTTAACTTCGGCGAGCATCTCGCTTGCTTTCTGCATCTCACTGGAATCACCAATGGCAACAGTCATGGGATTGTGGATCATCATCATGGCCACCGGAGACATCAAAACCTCCGTACCAGCCATCGCTATGACCGAAGCCGCTGAAGCAGCGAGTCCATCAATTTTGACTTTCACATTGCCCTGGTAGTCCATCAGCATGTTGTAGATTTGCGCTGCACTAAAGACATCTCCGCCTGGGGAATTAATCCAAACAGTAATATCACCGGTACAGGAATTCAGTTCATCCTTAAACATTTTTGGAGTAACCTCATCTCCATACCAGGTTTCATCCGAAATCTCCCCGTTGAGAAACAGGGTCCTTCCGGCTTCATTGCTTACCCAATTCCAAAATTTACGTTTCATATCGTTGTATCACTTCCTTTCTGTTAAGTTTGAGTTGCCGGTAGATTGCTCACCTGTGTTTGCAAAAGCACCGGCATCTTTGAGCTTTGTCATATTGCCGTTTATGAGATACAAGTCTCCTCCCTCATCTTCAGAAATAGAATTCATATCCTCCATCTCGCGGATGTCGTTTGCAGATAGCCAGCCGTTTTGCCTTCCAATTGAGTAGCCATTCATACGGCTCTGGTAATCGCCTCGAAGCAGTCCGTCAACATTAAGTTTGATGAAATATTCGCTTTTCTCCTTAGGCAGCAGCAGTGACCGTTGCAATGCCTGCTCCCACCGAATCACCCATGGATCAAGGGTATACTTCACAAATTCAAGTGACTGCTGCTCAATATTGGAAAAGCTAGACTTTTCAAGATCTCCCACCATGTGTGGAGGGATTCTGTACAGCCTTGCAATCTCATTGATCTGGAATTTTCGTGTTTCCAGAAACTGAGCTTCTTCCGGCGGGATACCGATCTGCTGGTATTTCATCCCCTCTTCCAGAACAGCCACCTTGTGGGCATTATTTGTTCCCCGGTACACTTCATTCCAGGAGTCACGGACCTTCTTGGGGTCTTTTAATACACCGGGATGCTCGAGAACTCCGCCAGGGTTGGCTCCATTAGCAAAGAAACTGGCGCCATATTCTTCACAAGCTAGTACTATGTAACA